GTTAAAAGAAAAATAAAAACGGTATCCAAAGACTCTGAGTCGATCAAGAGTGTAGGAAATGAAATCCATTACCAGATGGTTTAGTTGGCCAAAGTCGTTGTTTGTCAACTTCAGTTCGTGACCTAATGTCAAAATTTGACAAGAAGGTTTCCAGGTGGGAAGGAAATCTCTGCACCAAAGGGATGTCCGGTCGAAGTACTTCCAAAGAAGGCTTCTTCCAGGCTGGTGTCAGGCCTATCTCATTGACCAAAAAGTTGTACACATCTAAACAAGTATTGTATACTTGAACAGATGAGCCCATGGCGGCTTGTGCGATACCTGCTGCGGCTGCAGCGTGTTCGGGGGCACGGCGTGGTCTTTCGGGGTAGAGTAGGTGAGCGAGTAGCTCTGCTGGTGGTCGGGTTGCGATTCCAGATCTATTACCGTAGGATAATACTTCCAAGTCGTCGGTTGACGTACCGTGGGTAGTTTTGTCGGCGGAAAGGTCGGCGTTGAATCGACGTTTCGCTTCCTGCGATAGTTTCTCGATGAATGCTTTTGGATCATGCACTATTTCGGGAAAGGTGGTGACGGAGTCGTCGCCTTGAAATAGAGCTTGAAAGTTTGCGGATTCAATGTTGATTCCACAAGCTGATAAGCATGTGAGGAGGTAGATTGCACTGGTGAATGAATCAAGGAGTTGTGTTTGTTGGAAGCCTGAGGCGATTCCATTAAACATCCATTGATACATGTTTCCAGATTCGGCTTTGATGGGTGTGTGCTTGATAGCATGGCACATCCAAGTCCAAAGACGGTCAATCTGCTCTTCGCGAGATTTTGTGTCTGTATAATTGTGGGTGTCGCTTTTTGAGGGCTCGTAGCCTTTGTCAAAATCGAACCAGCTTCTCCATATAACATGAACATCATCGATGACTTCATGAAGGGCTTTGTGATCAAAACCACTCCAGTCTGCGGATAATGCAAAGTTGAAATGTTTGGAGGTGAGCTTGTTGAGTAGCTTCATCCATCCTCCACGGATAGTTTCAAATCCCCAAAGTAAGGGTGATTTGCCAAGCGGGCGGTGAAGATATTCTCTCTGGAGGTTCCAGATGAACATATTTTCGACCATTAGTAGGAGTTTTGGGACTCCAAAAACGGCTCGAATCTTGTCGGGCTTGTCGTGGGTAACCATGTGTGCGCGTGAGTGTAGGTAGGTGTGTTCGTACGGGATTGGGTCTCCTTGGGGTGTCCAGAAGTTTGATAATCCGTATTTGATGTCGTGAACAAGAGTGCGGTTAGCGTGGAAAATTTCGTTGTAGAGGTTGTGAAATGTCATTCTCTCTGTATCGATATCTCCTTCTCGTGCTTTCTGAC